CAGCATTATATGTTATTTTTACACTACCCATTCCTTTTGGAAATGGAGTAGGATTACCTTCTTTTGTAGTCCTAATAATTGCGTCTGCTTCATAGTCTACATAATATTCGTAATTTCCTGTAGTTAATGTTTTATAACTTTCAGAATAACTTGTTCTTTCTTCTACTGAATCAACTGTTACTAGTGGACTTTCACTCACTATTATGGTGCTAGTACTTGTGTCAGTTATTGAAAAAGTTTCAACTTTATCAGTAGTATAGTAATCGATAAATGTTACTCCACAATATTTTTTAACTAAGTCAGAAACTTGGGGAACAATTACTGCAAGACGATCATCGTCCTTCTCGCCTCTGAGCCCCTCTGCATCTTTATATTCTGATACTGTTATTAAATTTGCCATAGTTAAAAGTGGTGGGTTTAAGGAAACCCACCAAAACCATTAACCTAAACTTAGGCTCCTTTATAAGCAAATGCCCACTTAGAAGTTACGTTATCAATTAGGTCAGTAAATCCAAGTCTTTGTGAAGCCACAAGTACTCTTCTTTGGTTAGCTACTTCGTAGTCTGACTCAATTGTAACACCTCTTAATCTTGGCATTACATAGTTTCTTGGGTATACAGCGATTGCGCCGTAGATTCCAGCTGCTTTAGAAGCGAACTCGTCACATAATAGTACTCTTGAACCAAATACTTGTCCGATTTCACCACTTAACTTAGTAGCCATGTCGCCTACTAGGTTAGCATCTTGGAATTCTGGGTCTTCAAGAAGGTTATAGTAAACATCTTGTGAAACGATGTAAACAACTTCTGAAGGGTTAATACCATATTTACCCATATTTTTTCTCATACCAAGAAGATCTGCTGCTGTTACAGTGTCAGCGGCGTCAAAGCCTGTTGCACCGTCAGAAGTTTCGTGGTTGTCGCCATCAGCAGCTGCTAATAGACCTTCAAATGCACCAGATGTGTAAACACCGTTGTCGTGGTTACCAGCTAGAATAGCATTTTCGATACCTCTTGCATGTGATCTTACCATTGATTCTCTAATTAAAGGAAGAATTGGTAAAATTGCATCTTCTTCAGTTTCATTACCTAAGTATGATTGTGAGATTAGTTTAACTGTTGAAAGAGTTCTTTCATCCATGTCAACCCCACCAAATGGTGCACCGTAGGTGTCGCCTCTTTGGGCTAAGTTACCATGTGGTGATGAACCAGAAGCTGTTTGAGCTGAAGCGAATTCAGCGTAACCTGCATCTGGTAAGATTGGGATAATCATGTTTGCAGAAGTCATTGGGATTTCTCTAAAGAGAGGTGCCAAGACTAATTCATTTTGAATATCTCTTTCAATATTTGTTGAAACGACTTGCTCGAAGTCTGCAGAGGAAACGCCAACACCTGAATGTGCGTTAACTTTTTCCATAACTGACTTAGCATACTCATTGTCCCAACCTTTACCAGTCGCTAAACCAGCAAATTTTGCATCAATGATGTCGTTTTCAAAAGCTTTTTTCCAGTCGCCTTGACCTTGTCTGTCTGAGAAAATTCTTTTTGACTCACGAATGTTCATGATTTCTTCGGATTTTTCTGCTAGTTGCTTTTCAAGTCCTTTAACAACTTGCTCTAAATTAGAGTAGTCGTCTTTAACTCTTTTTTCAACATCAGACATAAGTCTTTCAGCTCCAGATAAACCTGCTTCAATAACAGATTTTTGTTCTTCCTGCTTAGCTTCTTGAACAGCCTTTTCTTCAGCTTCTACTTGAGATTGCTTTTCAGCCAACTCTTTAGCTTCAGCTTCTTGTGCTGCTTTAAGTTCGGCTTGCTTCATTGCATACTGAGCAACAGCTTTTTCAGCTGCATCTGCTGCAAATTTGTTCAAATCGAACTCAGGAGAAACTTCAGGAGTTTTCTTTTCTTCTGACATATTAGTCTCCATTTTTGAGGATAATTCCTCGCTTGGCTGCTCAACTTTCACAGCGTCTGCTGAGTCAACTGAGTTAGCCTTGATAAATTGCTTTTTAAACTTATTGTAGTCTTCCATATTGTCAAATGACTTTGCTACAGAAAAGGTTGCTCCC